CCTTTCTTATCTCGCCATAACCCCTACAATCAGAGCAGTGGTTGGCACGTTTCTTGTATACAACTTCAGAGTTATCCTTTACCACCTTACGATAAGATGTGTCACTCATGTATGGGTCAAAGTAATTCCCCCACATAGCTTTGTCGTAAGGCTTTCTGCTATAGATTAACCATGACAACTGTTCAGGACTATTCAAGTTAATTGTAACATCACCCATAAGTTTCTGTGCTTGTGTGTTCAACATAGTTCTTAGTGTCTTCTTCTCTTCCTCAAACTCCTTACGAACTTCTGCTAATGCTTTAGCATCAACCTGAAACCCACGTTGGTATATCTTAGCAAGAGTAATAGCAACTCTGTTAGTTAGTAGTAAACTTTCTTGCATACCTGAACAACCCTTAGTGTTCATCTTCTTTACAATCTCATCACTAAGTTGTTGAGTTGCATGTAAGTCAGCAGATAAATACTCTGATAGTTCTTCAGGTGGTATAGCATCTACACCTACACCCTTCTTGAAATACTCCTTGAGTGTATCTTGTTTCTTAGTAGGTAAGTCGTATCTTTCTGCACATGCTTCAAGAGATAGTGGTTGTTTCTGACCACGTAATAATATGTACTCGCCTAGCATAGTATCAAAGACAGGACCTGTGTATGCAAACCCACACTCCCATATCCACAATAAGTCATGGACAATATTATGTCCTATCAATATAGTACACTCATCTAATAGTGCCTGTACTTTCTCGTGTGCATCTTCGTCTACATCCATTCTAAATAGATACTCTTCTCCCCTGTCAGTAAGACAACCAACCATAACAAGTTTATTGTCTGTCTCAAAAGGGTCAAGGTGTATCTTACCATCTCTATGTGTGACAGTATTCTCTACGTCTAGTGTTAATTTCATACCTCGTACCTCGCTGTCATATAGTTCAAGTTACAATGTACACTACCATGCCATCCTGTCAACTTATTTTTTACTATGTTCAAGTGTCTCTGTGAATCTTCCTCGCCTTGTCCTTCTACCTGTGGGTTCTTAGCAATAAGAATCATCAAGTCTGCTTCAGCAGCTTTTCCTGTACGACTACCTTCCATCATGGCTTGGTTAAGTACAACCTTACCTTCAGCTTCAGCAGATAACTGCGACATGTAAAAGACTGCACAGTTATGTTGCTTGGCAATCTGTCTAGCATGTATTGCATTAGCTTTGAGTGCTTCATCTTGTCGTGCAAAGCCACCTGTCCTAGCGAACTTATCTCCCATGTCAAGCAGTACAATGTCAGGCTTGTATGCCTTACACACACTCTCAACCCATGACATGTCTCTACCTGTCGCATCCTTAATCTTTATCTTATCTTTGACAGGTGCATACAAGTCACGTGCTTTACTAGGGTTAGCTTTTATCTCTCGCATTTCCATGCCTGTAGATGCAGTAAGATATCTTGCACCAACCCTGTGATAACCTTCCTCGTTACATAAGACAATACAGTTAGCACCTTGATGTGCAAATCCATTTGGACTAGCAATCAAACTCGCATGGAAGGAAGTCTTACCTGTGTTAGGTCTTGCTCCTATCTCAATCAAGTGTCCTGCATTTACACCCTCTACCTTACGTGTCAGGCTAGGTATGTTGAATGTCCAACGTGCTTCCAAATCATTCTTAGATAACAAAGTATCCATGTCAATGTCATCCCATTCAACATTTAAGTTAGGTGTAAAATCATCGCTATACTGCTCAAGTATAAAACGAACATGTTCAAGAGTGGACTTAGTACCATTAACATAGTCAAAGCCAAGATTAGCAATCTCCTCACCAACAACCTGTTGAAACAACTTAGATAATACTTCTTGTGCAATGTCTGTTCCAAGTGCAGTCTCCTTCTTTATCTGTGCAAACAAAGATATGTATGCTTGCTTCTGTGCAGTAGACATAGAAGGGTTATTAGAAATGAACAGTGCTTCTATCTCATCAGGTGTTACTGTACGTTCATATCTATCCATAGCTAAGTCAATGCTTTTCTTTATCTTCTGAACATCCTTACTAAATATTCTGTCAGGACACTTAGCACCTCTATGTTCATCATAGAAGTTCTTGTCCATCAGACTTCTTATTAGTGATAGTTCCATGTTATATCTCCTTTAGGGTTAGTGTGTTGTTTAAATTATTTATATCTTCTTCCAATCTATATTTCAAATCATCTTTTAGTCTTAGTACCTTCACGTCATTCACATAACCTCGTAAGTCTTTAGCGAATGATAGTGTCTTAGTTAGAGCATCAGGGTCTAAGGCTACTATTGCAGTTGAGAATTGTGAGAGATACCTCTTATGTGAGTCAGATAATGATGTACCTAACACAGCTACCCCCACTAGCACATTATGTTCCAAGCCACCCACAATCATGGCACTCACACAATCCTCAACAACTACTGCGACATTACCATGTCCATATACGTATGGCAAGTCACTCGTTCCATACCTCTTCCACTTAGGTAATCTATTTCCTACTGCTCTGCCAATAGCATCAACAATAAGTCCATCATGTTTTACTAAGAACACAACTCTATTTTCTTTCACATCATATCTCATGTCTACTTCATCAGCATTGAGACCCCACTTACTAGCGAAAGCAGTAGTCTCTGACCTGTCATTGTGTAGTACTATGTACTCAGGTAGTACGAATGGAGTTACAGGTATGTCTACGACTGATGGTAGTACTGCATCACGTATGTCCTCGACTGATAGGTTTATTCTTTTACCACCCTTAGTACCACATGATACCTTGTAACAGTTCCATACCAAGCTACCCATGTTGTTCGTAACAGTAAACGTCTTGTGTCCATGACACACAGGGCAGTTGATTCTCTTAGTCATTCCATTAGCTAAGTCTAATTCATTTATCATTTCTTTTATATTCATCATCTATATATCACTTTCCTTGTCGGCAGTTACTTGCTTGTACCATAGGTTTTACGTAGTGTCAAAGCATTATTTGCAGAATCATAAGTATTTTTCATATAAGGTTTCACAGATTGAGGGTTAGCATGACCTGTCACAGACATAATCTGACCCATTGATACCCCTGCTTCCACCATTTCTGTAGTACCTGTCCTACGTAAGTCCATAAGACGTAGTTCATTAGGTATTTTTGCTAGTTCCATCACTCTCCTACCCACTTTTGACAGTCTTACCATAGAGTATGGCTTGTATATACCCCTCACAGGCTTGTGATGAGGTGCTACATAAGGTTGAAAATTGTATTCTTCCCTCTGCTGAACTAACATTTCCAATAAGTCAACTGAAATAGGTAGGTGTACTACACTTCTTCTCTTTGACTGTTGCAAATTTAGCACACTTTTATCATAATCTATGTTAGAAAACTGTAACATTCGCATATCTCCTACCCTTTGACACCATTCGTATGCCATTTGTACTATCAATCCTATGTTCCTGTACTTAAAATCAGAGTATGCTACGTCTAAAAACTGTACGACTTGCTCTTTTGTCCACACAGTATTCCTAACATGGGTACTTTTTCTTTTGAAAGTAGAGAAGGGATTTGTTTCTGCATACCCCATCTCCATTCCATATGAATACACCTTACGTGCTACTGATGTAACTGCATTAGCCAAGTACACACCACGACCAAGCCATATTTCATATGCTCTACGTGCTATCGCACCTGACATCTTCGTAAGTTTTATGTTTGAAATAAGTTTACTATCAACTTTAGTAGCTAATAAAACTCCTGCACAATATTGATAATCATGTTTAGTTTTATCAGCTAACGTATTGAAATCATTGGATAAATAATAGTTATCTACCAAACTTTTCATTGTATTTTGCTGCATTATTTTAATCCCTATGTCCATATTGTTCTACGTTACTACCCATAACAATGCTACACCCATTGGGTGCAAGGTCACAGTTAGGGTAACTATAACACCCTATGTGTGAATCTTCAAAGCGATAAGCTATCTGTGTAGATGCTTCAGCATTGAGATAGTTAGTAACAAAATCATCTATACCCTTACTGTGTTCATGCTTAGTGTAAAGACTTATATGAGGTTGTCTAGCAGTCCACCTACCTGTAGTCCAAAAGTATAAGTACTCAATGTTGGCTACATTTATAATGTAAATAAAACTAGCTGACGTAATTACATGATAAGATAATTCATGCTCCTCAAGATAATTAGTAACAAATTCTAAGGATTCATTTGTATCTCTTCTATATATTCTCTTACCCTTAGAATTAGTCCTAACATATTTCCATTCACTTGTACTCATAGCTACCCTCCCATCTACTATAATGTCCATGCTTACACTCAACTGTAGCATCTACTATGTTAGCAAGCTGATGTTCCATACCATCTAACTTACATACCATATCATAATCTATAGGACATTTATCATCTGTTTGAGCATTAATACTACGTAAACTCTCAAGCATTTCTAATATTTGTTTAGCTTGTTGCTCTGTCAAGTTTAGTATTTTATTTATTTCTTTTGTTTTTTTAGCCATATCACACCTCCAATGCTATATAAATACATAGTGCTATAATTAATAACTTACCATAGTCAAGGTCATACTTAGTACCCTCCCCATATTTTTTATTAAAGTCTTCATTAAAGAAGTCTATTAGTCTATGCCACATATTATATCTCCTGTTCTAATAGTTCTAATCGTTTACATAATTCGTCTATTACCTCTGTGTTATACTGCACACATCCATCATTACCCCTTATCTTATGTAAGGCAAACCTTATCTCTCTAAGTTTTAATACTTGAGGTTCTTCTCTTATCTCTGTTCCTTCAGTTAAATTTATT